ACGACCACCGCTGGAGGGTACACTGTGCCCACTTTCCTGCGGCAGCTGTACGACTACCTCGAGGTCTACTCGGGTGTTCGTCGTCTCGGCGTCACCGTCCTCACCACCACGGGTGGCGAGAGCATCGACGTTCCGACCGTCACGTCGCACGGTACTGCTGCGATCGTCGGTGAAGGCACGGCTCTGGCCGAGGCCGACCCGGCGTTCGGAAAGATCACGCTTGGGGCGTACAAGTACGGCCAGCTGATCCAGGTGTCCTCGGAACTGCTTCAGGACACTGGCGTCGACCTCCTCGGCTTCCTCGCTCGCGACCTCGGTCGTGCGCTCGGTCGTGCGACCGACACTGCGTACGTGACGGGTACCGGCTCGAACGCCCCTGAGGGTCTCGCTGCTGCGCTCGGTACGGGTGCGACCGCACAGACCGCTGCGACGGGCCTTCCGTCGTACGCGAACCTCGTCGACATGATCTACTCCGTGAACGAGGAGTACCGCGCGAACGGTGCTCAGTGGTTCATGAAGGACGCCACCCTTGGCGCGCTGAGGAAGCTTGTCGACACGACGAACCGGCCCCTGTGGGAGCCGTCGCTTCAGCTCGGCCAGCCCGACCGCTTCATGGGCTACGCCGTCGTGACGGACCCGAACGTTGCTGCGCTCGGTACCGCTTCGACGAAGCCGATCATGTTCGGTGACTTCAGCGGGTTCTTCATCCGTGACGTGGGCAACATCCGCGTCGAGCGTTCCGATGAGTTCGCGTTCAGTTCTGACCTGGTCAGCTGGCGCGCGATTATGCGGACGGACTCGAAGCTCGTGGACAAGACGGGCTGCGCCAAGCTGCTCCTCGAGCCCACCACCTGAGCCTTCTGGCTCATCGTCGTTGGGGTCGGTCTCTGCCTTCGGGTGGGGACCGGCCCGGCGGCACCCCTTGAAATGAAGTGACCCCCGCACCGCGTGAACGGCCGGGGGCCTGGCCAACACCTAGCAAGAGGTGATGACATGAAACAGCGTACATGCGTGGAGTGCGAGTCGCACTACTACGGGTACGGGTCGCAGGTTGTGTGCTCTGAAGCGTGCCGCAACGCGCGTGACGTGAAGCAACGCAAAGCTCGGTACAAGGCGGTCAAGATTGACCGGCGCTCTTGCGACAGGTGCGGTACGGACTATCAGCCGATCGCCAATCACCAACGGTTCTGCAATCCAGAATGCGGACGCGAAGCCGATCTCGAACGTCGGCGTGGAGCGCCTACGAGGCCGTGCAGTAAGTGCGGCAAACCTGGCTGCCCGACGAGGCCGGGGATCGCTGTATGCGATGCGTGCCGAGTTGATGGCCGCTATCGCCCCGAAATGGAGCAGCGGCGTCGCCTTCGCAAGTACGGGTTGACACAAGACATCTACGACGCCATGTGGGCGGCGCAGGGTCATCGTTGCGCGATCTGTCGAACGAATCGGCCCGGAGGCAAGGGCTGGTGCATCGACCACTGCCACGACTCTGACGTCGTGCGCGGGATTCTCTGCAATAACTGCAACAGCGGCCTCGGCCTGTTCAAGGACGACGCCAACACCCTTCGTGCCGCCGCTGTGTACGCAGCTCGTCACGCCCATTTGCGTCTCGTCAACTGAGTCGCTCGGTCCCCCGGAGAACTGAATCAATGGCACAAGACGTGTATCGCACTGCGATGAATGGTGCTGCTGCGTTGCAGGACATTCTCAAGTCCTTCATCAAGCAGGGTCACTCGATCGTGGACGTGTACGAGGCCGAAGGCCAGTACGTGATCCTCGTTGACAAGAAGCAGTCGCGGCCGAAGGCTGAGACGCGATGAAGATCACCTGGGCATCTAACGCACCGTGGGCTGCCACCGGCTACGGGCAACAGACCGCCGCGTTCGTGCCCCGGTTCATTGAGGCCGGGCATGACGTTGCGATCGCCGCGAACTATGGCCTGCAGGGGGCTCCCCTTGAGTGGGACGGCATCAAGGTGTATCCGGCATCGTCGGATTACTCCAACGATGTGATCCCTGCTCATGCAATGCACCACTTCGCCGGCGACCCCGGACTGCTCATGTTCCTGTATGACGCGTGGCCGCTCCGGTCGGACCTCTATGAGGAACTGAACACGGCAGTGTGGGTGCCGGTCGATCACATGCCAGCCCCGCCGCTTGTGGTCAAGCACTTCAAGGACTTCGGGTCTATCCCGATCGCGATGTCCAGGTTCGGTGAGCAGCAGTTGCAGCGTGCCGGCCTTGACCCGCTGTACGTGCCTCACGGTATTGACACGAACGTCTATCGGCCGCATCCGACGCGTGAAGCAAAGATCAAGTGCGGCATGGACCCCGACAAGTTCGTTGTGGGCATCGTCGCCAACAACAAGGGTGCGACCCCGTCGCGTAAAGCGTTCCCGGAGATGTTCACTGCGTTTCGGGTGCTGAATGTGATCGCACCGGACGCGCACCTGTACGTGCATTCGAACTGGAAGGTCAAGGACGGCCTCGATCTGCGGGCGTTGGCCGCCGCTCGGGACATTCCAGAGGATGCGATCACGTTCGCTGACCAATACCGGTACCTGGCGGGTACGACCACGAACGAACAGATGTCGTGGATCTACAGCGCGTTCGATCTGCTCCTGTTCACGAGCATGGGCGAAGGGTTCGGTATCCCCGCACTTGAAGCACAGGCGTGCGGCACGCCGGTGATTGTCACGGATTTCTCGGCACAGTCCGAACTTGTGGCCCCGGATGCTGGGTTCAAGGTCGAGGGCCAACCGTGGTGGGACGAACTGCAGAAGTCCGACTTTCAGATTCCGATGATCGAGCAGATCGTCGAGAAACTGCGATTCGCATACGTGTACCGGGACCAGCTCGAGGAACGTCTCGCTGGCCCGTGCCGCGAGTTCGCCCTGCAGTACGACGCCGACCGGGTGATGGCGGACTATTGGGTGCCGGCGCTCGCTGAGATCGAGGACCGCCTGAACATGTCGCCCCTGTCTGTGGCTCCGATCCAGTGAGGATTGCGGTCGCGGTCCTCACGTTCGAGCAGTACACGAACGACCGTACGGGCCTGTTCGATCAGACCGTGAAGTCTCTGCGAGACGGTGCCGATCATGCTTTCGACCTGTTCGTTGTGGACAACGGTTCGCAAGACGGGACCGCTGATCGTGTCCGCGAGCTCGGTGGTTACTGCTACACCGGTTCGAATACCACGTCGGGTCATGGAACGAACCTGTGCGCTCGTATCACTCAAGGTTCTGGCGCAGACCTCTGTGTTCTCTCCGACGACGACATGGAATGGCATTCGGGTTGGGACACTGCACTCCGTGACTGGTGGACCCACGTACCCGACTCGGTGAAGCTCACCGGTTGCCATCTCGAACCGGAGTACCCGTGGAACACGATCCGTTCCACCATTGACGTGAACGGCCGGCGCGGTCTCATCCGTGCATCTACCGGAGCAGCGTCCTGGTCGTTCCGCAATCAAGACTGGAAACTCATCGGGCCGATCCCACAAGTCAAGCAAGGCTGGGGCGACGTGCCCGCCTGCAATCGACTTGAGGCTCGCGGCTTCCAGATCGCACAGATCGACCTTGCAACCCATGCGGGCGGTAACGCCTCGACGTGGGGTAACGGGTCGTCTGATCTGACACGGCTTCCGTTGGATCGGGACCGGTGGGGGCTGTCATGAAGATTCTCGTGACCGGAGGCTCCGGCTTCATCGGCCGGCACGTCTGCACCGAACTCCTCGAGCGCGGGCATACGCCTGTGATCTTCGACCGGCACATTCGGGCCCGGCGTGAGGGTTGCGAGCAGATCCTCGGCAACACCCGCGACGCCGAGTCGGTCACCGAAGCGGTCGCGCACGTTGACGGTGTGATCCACCTTGCCGGTGTGCTGGGGACTGCGGAGACGATCGACAATCCGCGGCCCGCGGCCGAAACGAACGTCCTCGGCGGGTTGAACGTGTTCGAGGCGGTCGCCCAATACGGGCTACCGGCAGTGAACATTGCGGTCGGCAATCACTGGTTCAACAACACCTACTCGATTACGAAGAATGCGGCCGAACGATTCGCGTTGATGTTCAACGCCGAACGTGGCACACAGATCGCAGTGGTGCGGGCGTTGAATGCGTACGGTCCCCACCAGGTGCCGTGCGCCCCGTACGGGGCGAGCAAGGTCCGCAAGATCATGCCGTCGTTCATCTGTCGGGCCCTCACCGGTTCCCCCATCGAGGTCTATGGGGACGGTCAGCAGATCATGGACATGGTTCATGTTCGGGACGTGGCCCGCACCCTCGTCAACGCCCTTGTCGTCCCCCATGGCATCTATGACCGGGTCATGGACTGCGGGACCGGACGGCGTACCACCGTGAACAAGATCGCTGGCCTTGTCGCTGCGGAAACCGGTGCCGAGGTCACGCACCTGCCGATGCGCGCGGGCGAGAAGCCAGGCGAAACGGTCGTGGCCGATGTGACGTCGCTGCCGTTGCAGGTCGCCGGGTACACGTTCACCGGTCTTGAGGACGGCATCGTCGAAACCGTTGACTGGTATCGCGACTACTGGCTGCCGTCGTGGCTGTACTGATCCCGAAGATCGTCCACCGCATCTGGTTTGGTCCGCACAAGATGCGTGACGAGCTCGTTCGGTACGGCGAAACGTGGCGTGAGCACGGGTACGAGACGATCCTCTGGACGGAGGACAGTCTCCCCTACGACTGTGAGATGCGACCGTTGATGGATCGCATTTCCCAGCATGGTGTGAACGTCGGGAACGGTGTCCCCGAACTCGGTGAGTACGTCCAGTGGGCCGACGTTGTGTCGTATTGGCTGGTATGGAAGTACGGCGGCATCTACGCGAACACGGACATGGAATGCCTGCGTTCGCTCGACCCGCTGCTTGAGGACGTGACCGCGTTCGCTGGTATCGAGGCCGGCGAGTTCATCGGCAACGCCCTCTTCGGTGCGACACCGGGTCATCCGTTCTTCCGTGAACTCCTGGACGACCTTCCCAGCCGTTACGAGGCCCGTCAGAGCGTCGGGCAGCCCATGAACGAGAACACGGGCCCGCACTGCATCACGGACGCTCACAAGCGCAATCCGGGGCTCCTGACGGTATTCCCGCAGGAACGCTTCTACCCGTACTCGCATGTCGAGATGTCCCGCGAATGGGATGAGTTCCCGGACGCGTACACGTCGCACCATTGGGGGCACACCCGGGGGCACAATGCATCCTGAGGCATACCGCTTCATTGCGGAAACCATCGGCCAACCCGGCAGTGTTCTCGAGCTTGGCAGTCTCGACATCAACGGTTCACCCCGTCTGCTCGTCCCGCAGGCCGACTATTGGGGCATCGACAAGCAAGCCGGCCGTGGAGTGAACGAACTCGCGGACGCAGCCGAATGGCGCAGCGACCGACGATTCGACCTGGTCATCTGTGCCGAAGTGTTGGAGCACACGCCCCTCGGTCCGGAGATCCTTGCCACCGCACAGGAGCACTTGAACCCGGGTGGCCGCTTGATTGTGACGTGTGCGACGCACGGACGCGAACCGCACAGCGCGGTTGACGGTGGGCATGTCCGACCCGACGAGTATTACGAGAACGTCGATCCGTTCCTGTTCCTGTACGAACTCGCGCTCGCAGGATTCGACCCGCTGAGGTTCGAGTCCCATCACGATCGCGGCGACCTTTACCTTCTGGCGGTAAGCACTCATGGCTGACACTTACGATCTGCTCAGCCTCGCAGAGGCAAAGTCGACCCTCGGCCAGTCCGCATCTGCCACCGACCTGGACACGACCATCGCGTCGTATGTGACCGCCGTGTCGCGAATGCTGGACGAGAACTGTGGTCCCCTCGTCCAGCGGACCGTGACGGCCGAGACGTATTCGGGTGACGGTACGGCGATCATCAAGTTGCGCCAGACCCCGGCCGCGTCGATCACGAGCTGCACCGAATACCAAGGCACCGTCGCGGTGACCCTCACCGTCGAAACGATCGGGACGGCCCCTGCTGCGGGTTGCATTCTCGACCCCGCGACCAACCTCCTCTATCGGCGTTCCGGTGGTTGGGACTATTCGTGGTGGCCCGGTAGGGGGAACATCACCGTCACGTACGTTGCCGGCCGGTATGCGAACACTGCCGCTGTGGATGCACGGGTGAAGCGTGCTGCGGGCATGTTGCTTCGTCACCTGTGGGCCATTGACAAGGGCTCCGGCAACATGATGTTCGGTGAAGTTGACATGCCCATCCCGATGGGCTTCGCGATCCCGAACCGCGTCCGCGAAATGCTGTCGGACTTCTGGCTCGTTCCCGGGTTCGCCTGATGACGCACACGGTTCAGCAGCTCGGCGGGGACCTCCTCAAGGCCGGGAAGCGAATCAGCGAGATCCCGACGAAGAACGTCATGGCAATGGCGCGCGTCACCCGAGCCGAGATCATCGCGAAGCAACCCAAGGGCTTCAAGCGACTCACGAACAAGGACATTGGGATCAAGCGTCCCCGCCAGCGCAACATGACAGCGTTCACGTTCGTTGCCGGTGGTGCCCTCGCAGTCATCTCCGAGCATGGGTCCTACAACCGGCCGTACGGGTGGACGATCTACCCGCAGGCGTACACCGTCGCGGGCGGCAAGAACCGCTCGAACGTCAGCTACGTCGGTCGGACTCGCATTCAGACCGTCGCGCAGAAGCGGGCACGAGGGTCCCGAGTGTCCATGAAAGACGCCGCCCGTGTGCAACGTCAGGTCCTCGCATTCGGTGCTCCCAACGCGACGGGGTTCTCCCGGTCCGCGAAGCATAAGACCATCAAGCCGGGACACTTCGTGGCCCGTGCGGCATCGACGGCGTCAGAGCGCAGTGGTGAGCTCGTCAAGGAACAGGTCGGCAAGGTCGTGAGGAGCATCCGATGACGACCCTCGCTGAGGCCAAAGAATCCCTGTACGAGGAACTCACGACGTCGAGTGGGACGGGCAGACCAATTCCGATCCTGTCGAGTGTGCAGCGCGTCTACAAGGGTGAACCGCCCGCCGGCGAAATGGTCGGCCCCGTCGCCCTCTCCATTTCGACGCAGTCCCTGACCCCGACCGAGTTCACGTTCGCGATTCGTGCCTACGTGCAGATGAGCATCGGCGTCATCAGGGCCCAGGACACGCTCGACGATGTCGTCTACACGCTCGAAGCGAACCTTGCGGACCGGTACCCCCGCAACACTTGGAACTGGTCGTACGCGGAGGCGTTCGACTGTCTTGTCGCTGAAACCGAAATCAACTATCCGAGGGACGATTTCTAACGGTGCGAGTCCTCGCGATCCATCCCGGTCCCAACTTCTCGGTCGCTGACGTATTCCGAGGCTGGCTCATTGGCCTGCAAGCGAACGGTGTCGAAACGGGTGCGTACAACCTTGATGCACGGTTGACGTTCTTCTCGTCCGCGCACATTCCTGATCCTGATACTGACGAACTCAAGTTGGCGTTCGTAGAGGAACAGGCCGCACAGCTCGCCCTCGATGGGCTCTGCAGCGAATTGTGGAAGTACCAGCCTGACGTGCTGCTCGTCGTCTCCGGGTTCTACGTACCCCCGAACGCGATGGAGATGATCCGGGAGCGGGGCACGAAGGTCGTCATCCTGCATACGGAATCCCCGTACGAGGACGACACCCAGATTCTCCGCAGCGAACACGCCGACCTCGTGTTGGTCAACGATCCGACGAACATCGACCGGTTCCGGGAAGTCAACCCCAACACCCATTACCAGTGGCACTGTTACGACCCGACCCGCCACTATCCGGGCCCCACGATCCCCGACCACCAGTCGGACTTCTGTTTCGTCGGCACCGGGTTCCCGTCCCGTGTTGAACTCCTCGAGCAGATCGACTGGACCGGTATCGACTTCGCGCTCGCCGGCCACTGGCTGAACCTCGACCCCGATAGTCCGTTGCGTGAGCACATGGCGCACGACATTGACTACTGCTGCGACAACGCCACCACCGCCGACCTGTACCGCGGTGCACGCTTGTCTGCGAACCTGTACCGGCGTGAAGCGGAACGCCCCGAACTCTCTACGGGGTGGGCGATGGGTCCCCGTGAAGTGGAACTCGCAGCGATCGGTACACCGTTCCTGCGGGACCCTCGCCCCGAGGGCGATGCCCTGTTCCCGTTCCTCCCGACATTCGATACTCCTGGCGAGATGGAACAGTTGATTCGCTGGCATCTTGCCCATCCTGATGTTCTCGACGATCTTGGTCGTCGTGCACGCGAAGCCGTGTATGAGCGGACGTTCGCGAACAGTGCTGCACGCATGTTGCGACTGTTGAACCTGTAACACCCTTCCCACCCCAACCATCAAGGAGCGCAGCCAATGGCACGCGTCGCCGGCCGTCAGGGCCACCTTTACGTCCAGCTCGATGCTGCAGCCGCGGTGCCGCTGGTCTACATCAACAACTGGAGTCTCAATGCTTCCGTTGACAAGTTTGAGGTCACGTCGTTCGGTGACACGACCAAGACCTACGTGACTGGTCTGCCGGACGCGCAGGGCACGTTCTCCGGGTTCTTCGACGACACCGCGACGAGCGGGTCGCAGTACCTGTTCAGCGTGGCTTCGGCGGGTATCGCGAAGAAGATGTACCTGTACCCCACGACGCCGAGCGCGTCGGGCCCGTACTTCTGGGGTACTGCGTTCCTCGACTTCTCCGTCACCACCGACGTGGGTGGGGCGACGCAGATCAGCGGCACGTTCGCTGCGGCCACGCCGTTCGCGAAGGTCGGCTGATAGTCGATGGATCTCGCTGCAAGCGGCTGGGAGGTAGCCGTCGGTGGGAAGGTCGTCCGGTTGGACGATCTTCCCATCGAAGCGTGGGAACGCATCACAGAAGCAACGGACGTGCAGTGGGTTGAGGCCTACTACAAGCCGTTGGCGGATCTGACTGTGGCTCGCATGCTGGTTGCCGAATGCTGCAAGACCATTGACCAAGACCCTGCAGAAATCTTGGACGGGTTGACCCTGCCGAAGATCCTTGGCCTGTTCTCGCAGGCTGAGGACGATCTCCCCGTGGAGATCACTGACGGGGTCCCTCCCTTGGGGGTCGATTCATCGACGGATGGCTCTCCATCCTGATTCGACCCCCGTACTGCTTCACCCCTCGGCAGGTTCGTGAGGACTTCACTGTCCGCGACCTGAAACTTCTCAACCTTGTTTCGGAGTCCTGATGTCCTACGACGTGATCGTGAAGATCATTGCTGATGGGACGAAGGCGAGGACCGAGTTCGATCGGGCCGGCAAGGCCGCGGAACGCATGGCGAAGAAGACGCAGGACGAGGTTGAGAAGTCTCGGATCTCGATGGAGAAGTACGGGCGGCAGGCCGGTATCGCAGGTGCTGCGATGGTCGGGGCTGCCGCCACTGTCGCGTTCGCTATGAAGGGTTGGGTGAACTCGGCGCAGGAAGCCGAGCGTGCCCAGATGAAGCTCGAATCGTCGGTGCGTGGTGCGTACGGTGCGTCGAGCAATGCGGTGAAGGCGTTTGAGGCACAGGCG